ATCCCCACTTGCCTGCGCCCCACCCTATCAATGGGACTTGAGTTTCTGGGCCAGTATTGATTTGATACTGCGCTGATACCGTTGCGCCACCATTCCCCGTATCTGATGCATTGGAAGTTACTGTGACATTAGAAGTATTTCTAGCTGTAAAACTGTACGTATTTATGTCAACGACCGTTATTTTATATTCTTGGTTAAGCACCGCCGCAGTAATGTTTCCACCCAGAGATGCCGCCCCACTAAAAGTAACAAAGTCATTGGTCGTTGCGCCATGAGCTGCCGCTGTGACCGTAATGGTAGAACTAAAAGGACTTATAGTAACGGCAGTAAACGGGTTGTTTAAGACAACCGTTACCCTGATTGGAGTTACATCGTAGTAAGCCCCGCCTTGCTCAATATAAAACTTTAAGTTTGTGCCTACTCCAAGCAAGTTTTGATTGGCTAAAGTTACCCAATTCCAAAGTGATCTGCATACACCTTGAAAAAAGCCAGTTGAAATTCTTATCCACCCGCCAATCTTCTCAGGTGTACCTTGACGGAACCGCACTTTGTCAGATTCATACCATCCACCCTCGTTTGTATATCGAGTATTTTCTCGGTTAACTCCCGGTTTAAGTAGAAGCTTTTTGATGGTCATGGTTTACTCAGGAGTAGATGCGTGTACCCATTTTATCAATGATAAGTGCTTGCCGTCTAGGAGTTTCTCCCTCTTTGGGAATGGCAATATGCGTCCAACGGTCAAACTCTCTTATCACTTGGTCAAACTGTAAATCAGAGGCTATAACCAGTTTAACGACCTCATCAGGAGTAAGACTAGGCACACGGAGATCAGCAGCATTGCTAAAACGATGTGCGCTGGAATCTTTGCTGCCCACAGCGTCATTGACTTGCTTGCTACGAAACGCTGAGTTAACCATGATTGGCTTGCCCCCAAGAAGGCTTTTAACTTGCTCCAGAAACTCTGCAAGCCGCTGAAGATTCTTGGTTTCAGATTCGTTAGGTTCATTGTCAAGCTCCCTGTGGTCAGTGATAGTTAACTCTGCTAAAGAAAAATGGGGTGTAAGTTGCGTCATTTTGTAGGTGAACTCTTGTGAAGTAAATCATCTTTTGCCTGTGAACCAGCAGAAGACCCAAAATAGAACGCAATGATTCCCGTCCAAGCCGTGCCTAAACTGCCAAGCATAAGCATCAAAGCATCATTTGTTTTAAAAGTCTCTAGCATCATGCCCACCAGAATGCCGAAAAATCCTATTGTGACAAGAATTGCCAAGGCTGGGGGGATAAAACTTCTAGTCGTGGCTTGGAGTTCTCTAGCAGATTTTCTGTCATCAACAGCCAATTTAGCAAAATCTAAGCCTAATTCTTGCGCCCTTGCTTTAAGTGCCAATTCTGCTTGTTGAATAGATGCAACTTGGTCAGCCGTGAGCTTGCCTGACTGTATGGTTTCCTCTACCTTACTAGGGTCTATACCTAGCGCAGAAGATATAGCGTTTACAGCAAGACCAGCGAGTGGGCCACCAAGTGCCGTAGCAAGGGTTGGGGCAAGTGTTTTTAACCAATCCATTATTTGCTCCCTTATTTTTTAAATCTTTCTTCAATAACAGCAATGTGCATTCTGTTTATTTGAATGTCGTCACGGTTCTTTTGGACTTCTTTTTCTAAGTCTTGGCGTAGTTTTTCCCTTGCCAATTCTGCCCCTGTGTTAGTGGATTGCTTATTGTCGCTTGTTACTACTAAGCTAATTTTGTTATTTAACACAGTCACCTCGTGGGATAACGTAGACAGCGAGTTCATTAAATACACCACGCAAGTGAATAGTATGGGTAATAAAGCAAACGCCATCTTTTCTATTAAAGCACTTTTGGCTTCCAGTTTTTCAGTCATTTATTCTCCAACTTCTTTACAAGCTTCTGAACCTTGATCTCGGTCTGTCGCACATCCATATACATCCACATGAGGACTGGCATGAAGAACAGGATGATGCACAGCAAGATCACAATCACAATGACGTAGAAAGAGTCATCGTCAGAATCATCATCCACGCCCACAGGATCATTAGGATAGTTATTCCCCCGATTAGCACCCTGTGTTGAATTTTGCTTATAGCCTGTCTTCGTTGCCATTCAATTGCCTTCTTTCTGTCCAACTCTTCTTTTCTCGCCAGTTGTTGTTGGTTGGCAATGTGTCCGATCATCTTGTTTACACGGCTATAAAGATCCTTAAATTCACTGGGTACGTGGTACACCATGTACTCACGCAACTCATCGTTTAACTTCTCCATCTGTAGATCAGCGATGACCAACTTGATGGCAATGTCCTGTCCTTCTTCATCTCCCAACTTGGATGCTGTCTCTTCTTGTTCTTCTTTGTAGTGTTTCAAACCGTTATAGGCATGAAAGAACTTGGTTAGAGCATCAGCAACTTGGGCATAAATCTGATTCTCGTCAAACTCAGGAGCCTTGGCTTTTACCTTTTTAGTGGGCTTTTCAACGGTTTTTCGTTGAATTGGTTCTTTCTTGCCACCAAAAAGACCTGTTAAGAACCCCCAAACTCCCTTGGCATCCGCTTGGATACCCTTCAAATCTTTAACTACACCTTCAACTTCAGCCTTAGCATCAAGGACATATTGTCGCCCCTCCTTATACATTTCACAAGACTCTTTAACGAGCTTGAAAGCAGATGAAGCAAGGGCAACAAGTGTAAATGGATCAATGTTTTACGCCCAAGGCAATGGTTGTGATGATGGGCTAACTGGAGGCGTAATCATTGAGTTAATTTGACCCTGTACGTTTGCGTAATAGTTTTCTTGGTTGTTGGTTGCAGTATTGATCCAACCTATTACTTCATCTTGTGTAAGCTGGTCATAAGGAACAAACCCAACTTCACCTTGTTCAGGAGTGAATTGAATGTTGCCATCAATGTTTGCTGTGTAAGTACCGTCTGTACCTGATACATTGAAATTTACAATTACTACATACCCTGTTGGGTTAGGCACTGTGTACATTTGGGTGATGGTCGTTGAAAACTGGGTCATAATATTTTCTTTCAATGTCTGGCAAATTCACCGTGAAACTTATTTCTTGCTTCAGTAGCAACCAATTCAGCTAATTCAAGGTCTTTAAAATAGCCAAATTGGGTTTTCTTTTTGTTGATGTTTATATTAACAACCCATTTTTTATGGGCTTTACTCCAACAAACATTTTTAATGCCTATTTTATTGTCAATACGAGCATGACGGTTAAAAGCATTAGTTGATTTGGTTGCGGCTCTAAGATTGTTAATTTTATTGTTGCTTGGGTTGCCATCAATATGGTCAACTACTTCAGGCATATATCCGTGATGCAACAAAAACACAATTCTGTGAGCCGATAAATACCGTCTTTTATACCCAATGTTTACATAGCCATCTGGATTGGCAGAACCAACTTTTCTATATACCTGCCCGTCAATTTCAATAAAATTGTCTTTGGCTTCTTCAAACAATAAGTCTCGGCTTCCCATGTTTATGCTCCTAATCTTGCTTCTAAAGCAATTACTTTTGCGTTAAGTTCTTGAATTGCTTTGATTAATGGGCTGATAAACATCTCACGGCTAATTGCTTGTATACCATCTGCGCCCATATCCCACCCAGCAAAAGTGTCTACGCCTTCTGCATCAAGCGCCACCTTGACCTCTTGAGCAATCAACCCGTGAATAACTGTTGTCGTGTCACGTTTGTTTTCTTTTGCGTAATATGGGTTGTCTTGCTCTAACTCGTTGCTTGGTTTCCAAGTAAATTTAACAGGGCGCAGACGATTGATAAATGACAAACCAAGGGTGTCGTCTTGGATGTTTTTCTTCAAACTTTTGTCTGAAGTTTGTGTCCAAGTGGCGTTGACTGTAAAAGCGTTATAAATTTTTCCTGTTGATGAGCCTAAAGTTACATAACTATCGCCTTGACCAGATAAATCATAACCAATTACAATTTGAGATGATGCAGACGCTGAACTTCCTCTAGCACCATAGCCCATAAAAGTATTTGCTGTGCCACTTGTAAGCGTATAACCAGCAGAGCGGCCTACCAATGTATTTTCAGTCCCAGTTGCTTGATAACCAGCCTGATACCCTACAGCAGTGTTGTTGGCTGCTGTGGTGACGGCATAAAGTGCTTGATAACCTACTGCTGTGTTGTAAGATGCGGTGGTGTTTAAAGTTAATGCGCCTGTTCCTACGGCTATATTAAATGAACCAGTTGTGTTTGTGTATAAAGCTGGTTTTACATTTGCCGCATCGTATCCACCAATAGCAATGTTTGCACCGCCAGTAGTATTACTGTATAGCGTCTGCATACCAATGGCAGTTATTCCTGTATAACCAGCAGAGGTAAGATTAGTAGCGTAAGCCGCTTGATAGCCAATCGCAGTCAGTCCATATCCTGCTGTATTTGTATAACCAGCACCAGCACCCAACAATACATTTAATGTTCCTGTGGTATTACTATATCCCGCTTGATAACCTACTGCTGTGTTGCTTGATGCTGTGGTGTTGGAGTACAAGGCATCACGACCAACCGCTACACTTGTAACACCTGTTGTGTTTGAGTAAAGCGAAGTCATACCTAGCGCAACATTTGAAGTGCCAGTTGTATTTGAGTAAGCTGCCTGATAACCCACAGCAGTGTTGCTAGATGCTGTGGTGTTGCTGTTTAGAGCTTGTCTTCCAATTGCAATGTTATAACTACCAGTAGTATTGCCTTGTAGCGATTGCAAACCAACTCCAACATTTTCTGTACCAGTTGAATTGTTTAACAAAGCCAAACCACCAACAGCGGTGTTGTATTGACCTGTTGCCAAATTTAATGCTTGATACCCAATTGCTGTTTGATAGCCTGATGTAGAGTTTGTTGCCAAAGCACTAGCACCTACCGCAGTATTGGTAGACACAGCACCTGCACCACGACCTACTGTTAGACCTTGGATTACTGCGCCAGCGGTCAGAGTAGACACGCCCGTCACCGCCAAAGTCGTTGCAATGGTTTCAGCCGCAGTGTTCACCACGCCCGGAGTTGTGACACCAGAAGTGCCGTCTAATGTAATTGTCATCTTATGCTCCTCTTGTCTGGGCTTCTACCATTGCTCTGTAAGCAGTTTTAACTATGTCTGTCCAAGCGGTATTGCAAATAGCAACTACGTTAGCTGGAATACCAGTCAAATCTTGTTCAGGAACAAGAGATGTACGATGGTAGGCTTTACTGATTTCATTGCCATCTTCCATGATGCGTGTTGCTTCACGATAGAGGACTGTGCCATTTTCTGTGACGGTAATTTGGTCAATGACCACTTGTTTTGTTAAAGACATTTTGATTTCCTTTTCAGTTGTGTCCGACTAATAAATCCATATTAGTTAATTTATGATGTAAGTGCCGCCAATAAACAATTGTGATG